GCAAGGCAAAGAAGAGATGAAGCTATCTCTGCGCCAGTTACAATGGAAGCATGCAGGCCAGGGCAACACGGCGCTACTCATTTTCCTGGGCAAAAATTATTTAAATCAAACGGATAAGTCTCAAGTGGACCACACCAACAACCTGGAATTAGTGCTAAAAGAAGTGGGATTTCAAGGAAATCCAATGGATGATCAAGCAGATAGTCAACAAAGAGAAATTGTGGAAGCTGGTGGGATACCAACCGACTCCGCAACAGCTTAGTATACATAACAGCACAAAGCGTTTTCGCATAAACTGCCAGGGTAGACGTAGTGGTAAGTCTTACTCGGCAGCTTACGAGATACTACCATATTTGCTCACACCAAACACGCGAGGCTGGATCGTTTCGCCAAGCTATAACCTATCGCAAAAAATTGCACGTATCATAAAAGAAGATATCATGGTCAGGCTCAAATTGCCGATTGAGAACAAAAAAGAAGTTAATGGCGATTTGTATTACATGAAACTTGCTGGATTAAACTCTGAGCTATCTGTGAAGTCAGCAGATTCGCCTGAGAGTTTGATCGGTGAAGGTGTTGATTATTTAGTAATAGACGAAGCGGCAGCAATGCCAAACAAACTTATATGGGAACAGTATCTTAGGCCAACGTTATCCGATAGGCAAGGTTGGTGCTTAATGGTTTCTACGCCAAGAGGTTTTAATTGGTGGCACAAACTGTACGAAAGAGGTAAAGATGAAAATTATCCTGACTGGGAAAGCTGGCAGCATCCAAGCAGTGAGTCACCATTTTTTAAAGATGATCCTGAAGAACTAAAAAAGGAGTTAACAAGTGAAACGTATCAACAAGAATATCAGGCCCAATTCACATCATTCAGTGGAAAGTGTTACCCATACTCCGATGCCATACATACAAAGAAAAGTCTTAAATACAATCCCAGCTTGCCAGCATATTGCTCAATCGACTTCGGTTACCGCAAGCCTGCCGTTGTTTTCTGTAACATCGATTATAAATCAAAAGGACTGCCAACTATCTATCAATTTGATGAAATAACAGAAGTAGAGAATATCAAAACAGAAGATTTAGCTACAATGGTACGTAACAAACCATATCAGATCGCTGCATATTTTGGCGATCCTGCTGGTGGCGGTAGATCAAGTCAATCAGGAGTATCAGATATACAAATTTTTTGGCGTATGGGTATGCGCGTTAGATTTCGCAAAGATGCTATGACACGTAATGTAGTCAATGGCGTATCCCATATGCGCAGATGGTTTGAAGATGCAAATGGCGATAGTCACTTTTTTGTTTCTGATAAATGTAAAGGCAGTATTGCCAGCTATCAAAATTACAGATATCCTGAGAATAGAGCAGAGCAAGCAGTTAAAGAAGAGCCGCTTAAAGATGGAGTGTATGATCATGTAAATGATGCTATGCGTTACATGATTTGTAATCTTTTTCCTATAAAGAGTAGAATGGCTGGTGTAATAGATTGGTAAGAAAAATATGGTAACAATTCCTGATTTATCGCAGAGTGCGATAGCTGAAAGTTTAAAAGATAGTTTAAGATACATCGAAGATGAACGCGTAAGAGAGCGCGATTATCTTATGGATTGGTACGAGGGTATCAATGTTGATGACTATGTGCGCGATTACTTTAGTGCAGAAACACTAAGGCAAGCGCCAATGCTAAATTCAAATATAACTGGTAGAGTCTGCGCTGTACGAGCTATGACATATAAGCGCCCCCCAAGAATGCGCGCTTCGGATACTTACCTTGCCTCCATAAACATCCACAGTCTAAACGCGCAGCGCAGACAACTTGAAAGACTTACATTTTTATTAGGTTCTATGGCTTTTCGCTCTAGATGGTGCGAATTAGAGCAAGAATTAAAGTACGAGATACTATCTCACTTTACGCCAATATTCCTTGCTGGAGATAGCAGAGATCAACCAATTGGTGTATGCTATCCAATAGAATATCAAGGCAATAGTAGAATGGATGCACCAATGCATGCAGTATGGACTGAATCTAGGCCAGGCTACCAGGGCGAGCATTATTTGCTAGATGAGCATGGTATGAAGATAAGCGTGAATGACGGTGATATAAATCCATATGGCGTAATGCCAGTAACGTTTTGCCATAGACATCCACCAATACGTGATTTTAATAGCGTAAAGAACGCTATGGATGTTGCGCAGGCTGACCTAGCGCTAAATGTAGCATTATTTGAGCTGGAAATTTGTGTAAGGTACGGCGCGATGGGGATAAAATTTGTTGCTGGTGTTGACGATGCAAGTAGGATACAGATTGGCACAGACAAGATACTTTATCTGCCCGAAGGTGCAAATTTCGGCGTTACTAACAGCGGTGGCTCACTTACTGAGATTGTAGATGCTACAAGGTTCTTTGTGGAGTCAACACTAAACAATAATCACATAAGAGCCAAATTTGCTAGAGATGACTCAGGTAACGCGCCAAGTGCAGCTAGTTTATCTATCTTAGAGATGGAAGCTAGAGATATCACCACTGGCGAAAAAGAAGATACCTGGCGGCCCTGGGAACAAAAACGCTACAAGATCGATAGAGAAATACTTCGTGTAGAAGCAGGCGTAGATGTCGGTGAAGATTACAGTGTAGACTTTCTCGAACCGAATTATGCTCTCACACCTGACACGGAGATCGCATTGTGGAGCTGGCGTTTTTCACAAGGCTTGGCATCGAAGCAAGATTATTTTGACTATATGAATCCTGATGCAAGTCCTGAACAGCGTGCAGAGTTTCAAGCACAACAAGAACAAGCTGAACAGCAAGACCAACCAGTTAATCGTTTACTAGACAGACTGCAAAATGGCAATAGTTGATGATGTTATAAGATCATATGACGATGAATTAGAGCGATCAAAACGCGAATTTGTAGATGATGTAGAAAATCTACAAGAAGAAGGACTCAGTGCTACTGAAGTTCTTTTGTTTATATCTGCGTTAGATGTAGCAACCTACTTTACGCAGGATTTAGGCATGAATACGGCGATAAATAATTATATGAATGCTACAACTAGCCTTTTAGGTGAATTGCCGTTTTTTGGCAGTATTCAAGAAGAACAATTATTGGCGCTAAGAAATGTTCAGCAATCACACATCTTAGGCGTTACCAATCAAGTTGGGGAATCATTGCGCATGAGTATCGCTCAAGGTATAAGTAATAACCTAAATCGAGTGCAATTGGAAGATTTAATGACAAGAAATCTTGGTAGAGATATGCCAAGAATAGATACGGTGATTACTAGCTCTCTCGGCGTGTATCAGCAAAGCGTGATTGGTGCTATGGCAGAAGATTTACCTGGAGATACAAGGTGGATATACGATGGCCCAAGAGATGAGAAAAATAGACCTTTATGCAGAGAATATTTAACAAAACAACCACTTACTAAAGAAGAAATAACATCTATTGATCCAAATGGATATTATGATCGCGGTGGGTATAACTGTAGGCACTTATGGCTTCCTTCGGAGTAAATCTTAAAAAGATACGTAACCTTAAAAAACTCTTAGAGTTTCAACAGCGTGATGTCGATGAGTTTGGCAGAAAAATAGCACAAACTCACGTAAGACAGATACAAGCTGGCCTTGATTTTGAAGGTAGGCAGTTTCCACACTACACATCAAGCTATGCAAAGCGTAAAGCTATGGGCAAGATTAAAAATCAAAAGTCCAGGCAAGCAGCACCGCCAAACCTTACGTTGACTGGTGCAATGCTAAATAGTTTTAAATACATACGCGGCGAGGGCGGCAAAGCTGAATTGCTAATAGAATACGGTATTGAAGATGGTAAGCAAGCACAGAAGCTAATCGACAATCAAAAAGGCGTGTTTAGGTTGCGATCAGGTAAGAAAAAGCGAAGAGCAGATAAGAAGCGTGTAGTCGCTCGCCCTAATAAGATAGGGCCGATGGTTGAAAGTTTAATTGCAGCAATGTTCGCAAGTATCATAGCTAGGAACATTACAAGAATTTTAAAACGCCAAACGGTTATAACCTATGAAATATAGGAGACAGTATGTCTGAAGATAATGTGCAGAGCGCACCTGGTGACAAACCATATGTCGAGCGACCACCAGTAGAAAAAGCAGTTGCTCAAGAGGTGGCGGCCGAACAAACGCAGGATCAACCAACTAACCCTGAAGTTGGAGACTTGATCGCAGAGTCAAAGAAGTATAGGGCGAGAAGTCAAAAAGCTGAATCTGAACTTGCTGAATTGCAAAAGAAGGTAGAAGGGCAACGCATTAAAGAGCTTGAAGCAAAAAAAGAGTGGCAAACTCTTGCTGAAGAGCGTGCGGCGCGCATAGCAGAGCTAGAACCAATTGTGCAAAGAGCAATGCAAGAAGAAGCTGATCAAAGAGAACAACTCTTGAATGACTTTAGTATAGATGACCGTGAAGTATTTGGAGATTTGCCAATGGCAAAGCTGCGAGCATTACATGGTAAGATAATTCAAAATCCTCGCATACCTATTGCGAATAATCCTGCTGTTCCAGCAAACGAAGTTCAAGAAGATTGGACTGCTATGAATGATAAAGACAGAAAGAAGAACTGGAGCAAGATTGTTGAAGGGTATAAGAGAATAAAAAAATAAAGGACAATAAGTTATGGCTTATACTGCTTTTAGTGGAGATGCAACTCAAGGTGCAGCTACTGGTGATTTATCAGGAGCTGGACACGTAGATGTATTTATCCCTGAACTGTGGAGCGATGGTATTTATCGCTATTTTGAGAAAGCATTAGTTTTCAAACCTTTTTTTGATGACTATTCTTCTCTAGTACAAGGAAGAGGCGATGTGCTTCATATTCCTACAATCCAAGAGGTTGCAACTTCTAGAAAAACTGAAAATGCTGGTGTTGCTTACTCTGTTAATACTGAAACTGAAATACAGTTGCAAATCGATCAGCATATGTATGCTGCAAAGCTATTTGAAGATATTGCAATGATTCAGTCAAACGAGCAGTTGTTTGACAAGTATGCTCAGTCTATGGCTTACGCACTTGCAAAAGCTGTAGACACTGAGATTGAATCTCAACTTCAGTCTTTGGGAACAACTCAGGATTTAGCTGCTAATAATAGTATGTCTAATGCTGATGTTGAAACCGCTCTTGGAACTTTAATGTCTAATGACATTCCAAAAGAAGAATGTGCATTCTTTGTAAATCCATTGATCTTTGCTGATTTATTGAACTCTAGAGCATTCGTTGCTGCTGGTTCATCTGCTGGTATTGGTTTTGGTGCAGACAATGATGCAATGAGAACTGGTGAAGTTGGTTTACTATTTGGTATACCAGTATTCCAAAGTTCTTTAATACCAACTACTTCTAGTGATGGTATTGAAGTTGGATATTTAGTACATAAGAGTGCGATCGCTGTTGCGGTTCAGCAAGACATCAGAGTACAGTCTGAGTATTCTGTTGACTATCTTGGTACTAAAGTTGTTGCTGATATCATTTATGGTACAGCAGTTACTACAAGTAACCACGTTAAAGGCATTGAATTCTTGAATTCATAAACCTTGTGTAATCATGCTGGGCGGTGCTGTGTCATCGCCCAGTGTAATATATGAAAGATACTTATGATAATACTGAATAAAGATAATCACACAAAACATGTTAGCTCTCGTGAAGAAGCACAGAAACTTGTAAATGAGGGTTATCAGGTAATTAAAAATAAACTTGGTGGGCCGAAGATTGTAAAGTCTGAAGCAAAGAAAAAGAAAAAGATATTTAAGAAATAAATCTTAATTATGTCTCGTTCACGGTTCGCCTAACCTTAGAGATGGAGAAAAAATGGCAACAAGTAATTTACATCATTATACAGCGCAAGAAGCGCTCAACGTTATCACCGCAGGCGGTGGCTATGATTATGTCACCAACGCCACAGTCAACTCACATGTATATGTAGCAATCACTGCTTTACATGTTGATGCAGTTATCTCTGCAACAAGTTCAGATACAGATATATGGGATTCGCTTTCAAGCGTTACAATAAAAGCAGGCCAAACTATTTATGGTCAGTGGACATCTGTCACTGTAGCTAGTGGTGATTTTGCAATCGTACATAGGAGATCAAGTTAATGGCCAATCTACATAAACGATCAGTCCAGGAAGCGCTTAATAGCACTGTTGGTGGTAACTGGAGTCCGAAGACCGCTACAGCTAGTGGTAGCAGCGCAAATGTTAATAATACTGTACATGTGCAGTTAGCTTCAACCACTGCTACAATAGGTGTGCATAGCACCGTAGAACTTCATTTTAATTTTAGCGCAGATGCTGGGCAAGATGTTAGCGCTACAAATGATATGATATTACCAAAGAACACTATGATGTATTTCACTGTGCCAAGAGGTCTTGGTAATACAGTGTTTTTTAATCACAATAGCACATCAACTAGCACTGGTTCAGTGCGGATCGTGGAGATATAATGATAGGATCAATGGGAAGTGCAGTTGTACCTGATCTAAGCCAGGGCGGTACAGTTGATGGCGATTTAACTATTACTGGAGATTTTAAAGTTGAAGGTGCTGGAAGTTTTGCTTATGATGAGATACTCAATGGCAAAATGAAAATCACAACAACGGATACTTCAGGTACTGCTTTATATGTTTATAATAATGCTAATCATAGTGGTACTGGGACTGGTGCGTTAGTAACATTAGAGCTTGATAACCCATCTTCTACTGGTACTGTTTTAGATATAAGGCATGATGGTAGTGGAGACTTTTTAAATCTCAGAGCTACAACAACAGAAGTGATGACTGTTACTTCAGCAGGTCGGTTGGGATTAGGCACAGACTCGCCTGAAGAAAAGTTAAGTATTAATAATGGAAAAATTCAATTAAGCAATCAACAAATGCTTACTTTTTCAGATATAGGTGATGGTAATAGCGGTAGGGTAGGTATTCAAGGCGATGAAGATAGCGACTTTTTAAGATTTAGAGTTGATAATGCTAATAAAATGGCAATTACGAGTAGTGGTGTTGGTATAGGTACACTCTCGCCTCTTGCTTTATTATCAGTTGGAGATAGTTTAACAAGCACTAGCACACCAGCCATCGTAATTAATGATGTAGCTTCATATAGAGCTGAGTTTGGTTATTCTGAAGGTGGTAACACTAGAATGTGGCTTAATAATTCTTATGCTAATAATGACGCAACTATGGAATTTAGGATGCAGGGTTTGCCTTACATGACATTAAAAGGCGATGGTAAGGTCGGCATAGGTACAAACTCACCTAGTAGTG